TCGTTCACCTCGACCATGTTCACTGGCACGAACAGCCAGAACAGTGTCCAGAGCATGAAATAGATGACGGGTTTATTCATTGACCCAAGACCTCCCGCATGACATTCAGGTTCCGTTGCCGTTCCGGGTGATTGCCGCCGACCTCGAACCATGTGCTCGCCGGTTTCAGTGAGATGCGCATGGCCCGCCACACCGTGCGCCAGTACACGCCGGGGTACTGGTTGATCGCCCAGCGGTTGTCATTTTTCTGCGCCGCCGCAATTCGCAGGTACAGCCAGTGGTTCAGGTTCGACCCGTTCTCGGTGAACTGAGACTGGTCGAGGACGGCAATGAACCGATGCGGCGTGTGCGGGTAGAATTGCGTTCTAAGACTGTCCGGTGTCACGGACGGCACACCATACCGCCAGAGCCGGGCAAACGGTTCCTGCGTGCTGTACGGGCTTATGCGGCCACGTCCAGAGCCGCCCTCGCCGGTGTACGTGACGGTCGCCAAGCTGTCGCGGGTGGCCTGCGGCAATTCGTACAGGCACATCTTGTACTGGCTCAGCGGCCCCCATGAGGACATGCCGAACACGCCGAAGTACCAGGCATTCTTTCCGCACCAGAACAGGACGAGCAGGAACGGGAGCCAAAACAGGTATCGCCTCATTTCGTCCTCCACGCAATCAACAGTGAACCAGCCATCCATACCGGGTGGAATGCGCTCCTAAAGAACACCGTCGTCATCAGGAGCAGGCTGAACGCCAGCAGGTGTTTCCGACTCAGCGCCCACGCCGCGAATATCAGCAGGCACGCCGTCGGGTAATCGTAGGTCGGAATGTTCTCGAAGAGGACGGTTGATGGTAATAGACACCACATTGCCGCTACGCTCAATGCCAAGATAGAAGGCATGCGCATCTGACATGATATTGAATACAGGGCAAGAACGGAGGCCGACCCAACTATCATCCAGACTAAGTGGACAGCAGTCGGGGTGTAGACGACATTCGTGAAGGCACTGTATAGAGGTGGTGTTTGATGACAGAACCACAGAGTTTGCCATAAGTTCTCCTTCATAGCCTCGACGGGTAGCAGTTGAACAATGTCAACATCTTCATAGTTGTCGAACCGCACGCCATGACTGTGCCAAAACAGGCGCGACAAGATGAATACGATTACGAGTATGATTGGGTAGCGGTCACGCATCTCCGCTCATTCCTCCGTCAGCTTGCCGTCGCGCTCGACCAGCGCAGGCTTGGTGAATGCTTCGGCCATGAGCAGGTACGTATC